ACCGTTTGTTGCAGCAGCATATCCTGGAATTGATTCTAAGATAGTAGCTACAGATGGAGAACATACTAAGAAGTTTGCACCTCCACGTAATGTTTTCTGGTGAATTTTGTTAGATACTTTTTGGATTTTAGTTCCTAAAGTTTGGAACCACTGTCCTTGAGTATTGTAGAAATCAGAAGTATTAGTAGTCCAAGCACCTGCTAAACTATCCCATACTTTGTTGTTTTCAGCTGACCATCTCTCAGTTGTGTTAGCATCTAAGATCAACATATCTAAAATCTCTAAATCGATTTCCATTGAAATGTATTCACTTAAAAGTGAAGTCAATTCAGCTTCAGCATCGATAGAGTGATATGCGTTAAGATCTTGTGCAAATTCTGGAGTCCATTGTGCTTTTAACTTTCTAGTCTTAGCAACGATAGCCTCAGATTGCAACTTAACGTCGATTTCTGGAATACCTAGGTTTTCTACTGCTCTTTCTCCAGCAGCTTCAAAGTCTCCTCTTGTATTGTCAGTAGGTTGTTTAGTATAAAGAAGTTTTTCTGTTCCTAAATCTTCTGCAGAATTTAATTCTGAAGTTTTCACTACCATAGTAACAGTGTTTCCAGATACAGTAGTAAATTCTGGGTTACTAGTTACGTCAGTTGAACCAGAGTAGATTCTAAATGCACGAGCAGCTTTCAAGTCAGCACCAGTTGGAGCAGTGAAGCTAATTTTAGTGTAAGATCCTGTAGGTAAAGAAGCGTCATATCCTAATGCTGCTAAAGTACCAGATGCTGGAGTTACAGCAACAGAAGCAGAAACTTCGTTGATTGAGTAACCGAATTGTCCTGCACCGTAAAGACCTCCAGATGGATCAACATCTTTAGTCATTTTAGTTGAACCTTCAGTTACGTTACCGTACATGTTCTCATCGTCAGATCTACCTCCGTGAGTATCTCCGTATTTAAAGTCTAAGTAAAATACTAGACCAGAAGGTAAACTCATTGGCTGTACAGATACGAAATCTTGAGCTACGATTTGAGCGAATACCTTTCTTACTAATGGTAAAGCTACTCCAGCCCAGTTCTCACCAGCTCCTGCAGTAAATCCAGATCCACCAGATTGGTTAACGTTAGCTTCAGCTACGATTTGTTTTGCTTGGTTCTCAAGAATCATAGCCATGTTAGTAGCTTGTTTTTCTCCTAACCCTTCTAATAGGCCTGATTGTTGCCATTTTGAAGCAAGTTTAGCAGAGTCAGCCTGTAAGCTTTTATATCCACCTCTTGCGTCTTCTAATAGGTTGTTAATTTCCATGATAATTTAAAATATAAGTTTTATTTAATAATTCCAGCTAATTTTTGCATTCTTCGAACAGCATCGGATACTTCTGCAATTACTTCTGGTTTCTTAGCCGTGACACCAGTTGCTTTAGATGCAGATCCTTTATGTTCTTTAATTGTAACCTCTTTTTTAGCTCCTACGTTATCAGAGACTGTTTCGAAAACTAATTTTACTTCTTTTACTGTTTCGGCTTTGTCGAAAGCAGCAATTACGTTAACTTTTTGTGACTCTGAAAGGTTATTTGCCTTAAAGATTTTATTTACATAAAGTAATTTAGAGTTTAGAAGATTAACTTCATGAAGATCTTTTCTTAAAGATTCAATAGTTTCTAAAGCCTCGTCCAATTCAACAGATTCTTTGTAATCGTCGGCTGAAAAGAATTTACCAAATCTTTGGAATGCTTGTTTAGAAGCAGCTTTATCTCCAGCTTTTGCAGCTTTGTATAAGTCAGCAGCTAAATTTACTAATGCATTTTCTCCTCCTTGTGGGTCAATTCCAAATCCTGGTCTCACTTCTTCAATTTCTTCTTCAGAACCTTCTTCTCCGTTAGTAGCTTCCAACTCTCTTAGTAACTCGTCTAAATCGATTTCTTCCTCGTCTTCAGCTCCCATTTCTGGTTCAGCTTCCATACCAGGCTCTTCGATTGGAGCTTCGTCTCCCATTCCTTCGATATCACCAGCATCCATATCAGC